GTTTTGAGGAAACGACCGCCCCATAGGGATTTTTGAACCTGTTCTGGTTCGTTTTCCTGTACGATCTCGCCTAGATCGCCAGACTTGCGGAAAGCGGTGTCTGCCTCAACAGCGTCTACCCTCTTTCCAAACTCGTTAAACTCACTCTTAGCACTTGCGACTTCGCTCTTTACTGCTGCGATTTCGCTATTGGCTGTGTCAAGAGATTTGCTTAGCGCAGAAACCTGCTCGTTTAGAGACTTAATGGTTACTGCTAGATCGCTAAAGGCTGATGTTAGAGAGTTCTTGATATCTGCCACTGCGCTAACAATAGCTTCATCTGACTTAGATACCTCTTCAGCAACAGCTTCCGACTTTGTCATTTCTTCCTCGTCGTCTTCGGTGCCAGACATATCGTCCGACTCCTCTGGGACTGTGGTTCCAGGAACATCATCTTCGTCTGCGTCTGCTGACTTTTCTACATCTGCAGCCACTGCCTCTTCAGCTACTGCTTCTGCTGTGGCATCTGCCTCTGGAGCGACCTGTGTTTCTTCAACTGCAGCAGTCTCTTCAACTGCTACTTCGTTTGTTGTTTCATCCATAGGACTTACCTCCTTTGTCATCTTAGAAGTATTAATGCCTTTAGCACTATCAACTAAGAACTTTATCATTTCTGTTTTCTCGTTGTCATTCTTTTCAACGAAACCTATGTTTTCCATTTGGGCACCAGTAGTTGGGCTAACCTCTGAATCATTCTGAGAAAGCAGAACGAGTCCAGATGTAGAATCCCAGAAAACATTTTCTAGTACTGTGTCAGACTTCTCAATGTCAGCAGCATCCATCTTTTCAATTGATACAAAGTTGGCTAGCTGGTTTGCAGGAGAGTCTACAAGCGAAAGTTCAAACAGGTCGTATTCTTTGATGATACGAACAGTCTTGTCAAGCTCTGCATTGTAAGCATTGTCGAACTTGTTCATCTTACCACCAATAGAGAATCCTGAAAGGGTTCCGTCAAGTACCTTCTCCCAGGTATCCTGAGCACCCTTTGAAACATATGCAGAAACATAAATACCTGAATAGAACTTCTTTGTATCTGGATCAAAGTACTTGTCTTCTTTAAAGTTTACCATCTTACCTACAGAAATAGGCTGGTGCATTTCACGAATGTTACCACGGAATTTTTGGAAAGCCTTTAGAGAGGCTTCTGGTAGAACAATGTCATTCTGACGATCTAGGTTGTCGAGTGTAGCAAAGCCAGAAACGATTCTGCGCTCTTTGTCTACCTTACTAAACGGCATCGAAAGACGTAGGTCTTCTCCGTTAGTGTCGAAATGTGCCTTTGATATAGTCATACTACCTTAATTATATACCCTTTTTATAGATTCGTTATATATTATATCACTTATTGTGAACTTCTGCCTTCACCTTGAGGGTTTCTACCAGAAATTGTTGCAGAATTATCTGAAGAATTATTAGTTCTCTCGACATCTCTCTGTCTATTTCCTGTTAGATCTGCTCTTGCGTCTGCAGATTGTCTTGAAGACATCTCAAATGGTGAGTCTCCGTCTGGTCTGTGAGGAAGACCCAACTTTTCTCTTGCTTCATTTGGAACCATAATCTGAGTCTTTACGTAACGCTCAAGGATTTGAGACTGTACGTTTTCATCTGTTAGAGTTAGTTCATTGAACTTAAGCTCCATAATGTCTGTCTTTTCACGAATAATCTTATTGAGAATCTTCTCAAGATACTTCTGTGCTGGTCTTGCTACCTGCTCCTTGAATGTGCGGTCTTGAGCAATAGCTGCTGCAATTGCTGCTGAATCACCACCACCAATCTTAGAAAGAGGAACTTGGTGAGCTACAAGGATGTCATCACGATTACGTAGTCTATACTCGTTAAACGATGCCTCTTGGATACCGTTTTCGATAGGCTTCATATCAAACTCAACCTTGTTATTGTCTGAGTCGCCAGGCAATGGAACATAAAGAGTTCTGTGGTTCTGCCCCTTTAGACCAGTTTGCAAGAACGCAAACAGCTTGTCTTCAGCGTCTGGAGACAGCTTGGCACCCTTAAGGGTTACAATGTATCGTGGAGTAGCCTTATTTGCAAAGTAGTCGATATTGTACTGTGATGCTAGCTGGTCTCCGTGAAGAGCACCAACAGCAGACATAATGTCTGGAATACCGTAATAAGTGTTTAGTGGAGAGTATTCTGTAAAGTGAATAATCTCATTTGGACGAGGATCGCTGGTAATTGGATTTGGGTTCTTTGCACCAAAGTTGCGGAAGTAAACAACCTTTTGACCAATGATCTGAACATAGCCATCACGCAATCTACGCACACGCATAGTTGTGGATGGGATGTGACCTACATATCCAATGTCGCCATTGACGGTTCTACCAATTTCAAGGTATCCGTTTCCTGTTGCTTCCCAGTCTGTGCAGACCTTCATCATTGTAGTTGTAAAAGAATCATCATCGTTTAGGTTTTCTAGCCACTCACGTAGCTCCATCTTGATTCGTTCAATTCTCTTTCTAGCCTTTTCACGAGCAGATTCATTTTCGTTAGACTCGATCATCATCTGAGCACGGCTAGTAATGTGGAAGTCATATCCTAGACCAACAATGTTCTGAACCTTAGCATCAATAGCTGCGTGGTTAGCAAAAGATGTGTCATAGAAGTTAGCCAACTCATATAGGTTCCATGGTGGAGTGATAACGTCAAACATGCTGTATCCATTGCTGTATACAGTTCCTGGGTTAATTTCCTTTGACTTTGCTCCATCAATACCCGATCTGACAGCAAGGGCACTGTCTTGATATGCAGGTGCAGAAGTGTCTGCGACAGCCTTTGAAATTCTGTCTGACCTACGTCTAAAGTTTTTGTCTAGACCGTTCAACCCCTTAAGATTATCCCAAGACTTAATAAATGGGTCCTGGTTCTTAAACTGATTTACTTCTGTCTGCGATTCATCGATCGAGGCATTGATATAAAATTCTTGCATTATCCTTCATCTCCGTACAGTTCTAGAGTTTTCTTTGCATCCATGACTGCACCAAGGTCATTGAGGTTTGGGATAAGCCCCTGTTGCATTCTTTCTACTTGTTCGCTGTATTCTTCGTCAGAGATTCTTGCCATGCCAGGGAAAAACTCTGCATGTCCGTCACCCTGCCCAAGATATTCAGCTTCTCTTTTCAGCTTGGCGAGCTGTAGACCATCACCCCTATGAGACGGTATGTTCAAAACTCCACCCTGTCCATCGGTGAATGGCTTGCCGTTTGCCTTGATCCAAACATAGATACCCCAATCGTAGTGTTTATCGATTACAGTTAGTTTGGATTCACCAATTTGACCAGGAAATTTTTCATTCATAACCATAAGTATACCATATTATGCAGGTTTTATCTGTTGCGACTGCCATGATACTGCATCATATGATCGGTACTTGTAGTTTTTAAGCCTAAAGGTTACATTATCTCCAGAAATAAACTTGTTAGTTCCAGTAAATGCCTTGAATAGATCTTGTGGGTCAACACCGTAGTATGTTATATCAGATAGCACTAGGACTCTGTTCCAATTGTATGTTGGAACATTCCAGAAGAACCAATCAAGAGCTACGATTCCAGACTGCTTAACCTTAAGCCATGGTCTCTTGGCAACGCTAGAAACTTCCTGTAGGTTTGTAGACTGGTAGAATGAAAGATTGTTGAATAGCAATGGACCTACTAGCCTAATACCGCCAACATAGTTCGAAAACTCTAGTGTATTACCAAAGCTAATTCCTAGCATCATCCACTCTTTAACTGTGATGATTGGATCTTTAACTATCTTTCCATTGACGTAGAATCCAATACCGTTTTCAAAACTTCCAGTCTTAGAATTGATTGCGTAAATCTTTGCCCTCTGACCATTCTTATCTATTGGAGTAAGATAGAACCTAATGTTGTTACTTTCCTTGTCCTGTATTTCAAAGATTTGTGTATCTCCATAGGCAAAAAAGTCTTGGTCATACCTCATTGCCACCTGCATAGCAATTACCTTGTAATTGTTTGACTTAAATTCATTAATTGGAACATAGAGTCCACGAAGATCTTTTTGAGAAATCTCTCCCCTGACCTCTACTCCAGAATATCTATTAAGGTATAGATATGGAGTTGAGCCTTTGTATATGCTGTATGGGTTACTGTTTTTGTAATCATAATATACCCCAGACTTTTTGAATGGGTACATTGGAGTTCCAAACCTAGAACCAACTTTTGCAGGGCTTGTCTGACTCATGGCTTGTGCTGCATACTCAAGCTTTTTAATCACAACTGGGCTTGTGATTATTCCATCTATGTCTACTTCGATATGAGTAACTATTGCAATATCAGCAACGTTAACATTTTTAGGCAGATAGACAATTGCATTATTTACGATCTCGTACTTCGTTGTCATCCAGTCAGAGCCTGGGAAGATAACGTTTGTTTTTGGTGCTAGCTCTGTATTTGTAAAGAAAGAGAGTGGCTGTGAGACTCCAGCATCTAGATACTGGAATGTAATGAATGTCCTTACATAAGATGTTGATGTGTCATAGTTGTAAGTCTTTACAGACTTTTGCATAAGATCTGTGTAGTCGTCATAGCCTGTGTATAGATGATTTGAGAGTAGGTCGTAGCTCTTTCCATCGTAGGCTGACTGCAGCTCAGCATATGTCCAAGAGGATGTCGTCTCTTGCTCCACAAACTTTGATGGTGCAGGGTAATCTATGTTAACCTGAACAAAGTCTACGTCATAGTATGGCTTGCCCTTGTCGTCATTTACATACTTGGCAAAATATCTCATTGGGATGTAGTCTTCCCAATAACCATCTACAGCAATATCTAGATATGTAGACTCAAGGTAGTCTTTAAGAATTAGTCCATAACTTGGCGTGTGATCTATTGTGTAAGATGTAATAAAGTCATTTGGAGACCCACCGTCTAGCACATAATCCCATAGAGCCGTATTGTAAAGACCTGCATCAATAAATCCTGCTGAAGAGTACAGGTCAAAAACATTCTCGTAGTCTAGTGGAAAGCCTCTTTCGCCAAACAAAGACTCTATCTTCTTGAAGTTTCTTTGATTGCAAAAACCTATTGTATAAATATTTCCAGCAAATGTTTTTCCAAAAGTCTTATCTCCACCAACATATAGAGAAATTTGAGACTTGTTTCCAAAGAATGATAGCAAGTTGCCACCATAGTACTCTGTCATTTTTGCTATGTTAAAACCAACTGTAAACTGATCTCCAACAATAGTTCCATCTGAGCTATCAGTACCCCAGGCTTCATAGACCACTGTTTCTGTTGCTCCGTACTTTAGCTTATACTCAATGTTGTTGCTATTTATAGATATTGTAAAAGTATTTAGCGTTACCTGGTCTTCAAACAGCATTAGAACTTGTTCTGAGGTTGGCAAAGCATTCTTTGTTTTAAAGATTCCATACACTGCAGTTGTGTCGTCAGTGAGCAAATTAATGTTATTGAATAGCAAGTACCCTGGCTGTATGGTGTTGCCAGGTTTAAAGGTTATAAACGAATCATCTTCATTTTGTGCCTGCTTGAGTTCTGAATACCACTCTTTATCAGTCTTATTACCTTGGAAGATAATTTCTGGAAGAGAGTACTCTGGAGCTGAAATTGCACGATTATTTGTTGACAGGTTGCTAACAATCGCATCGCTAAAGCTTGACATAGATGGGTAGTTTTGGTTTTTTGAGTATTGAGAGAATCCATAGTCAACAACAACCGATGTTCCAGCATATGCCTTTTCGATGTTTTCTGGATACTTTACTCCCTGACCATATACCCATCGTCTTTTTGCAACAACAGATGGCACTTCATATGAATAAATTGCAACTGAGTCTATTTCAATTGGAGTGACATCATCATATGCGTAAAATCCTAACCACTCCTGATCTTTACCAGCAACAACAGGGTCTGGGAAGCTTATGTTATCTTCTAGAGTTAGAGCAATGACCTGTTCTCCATTTATAAGAAGGCTGGCTGCAGATGAAGAATATCTTATATCAATCAGCATTGGTCTGCCCCATTCTCCGACATAGTGGCTGCCAACCTGGGTTCCAATAGATAGCTTCAAGAATGGACCATCTACATACAATCCGTCAGTTGAAGTTACTGGACCAAATATTCTTTTTGGAACTACCGCATCTGAGATTACTCTTAGCCAAAACTCTGCAGTAAACTGTTTGTATTTTCCAGAATTATTTAGGAACCCCAGGCTTGGGACAATCAGTGATGGATTGTCGTTATTAGGATAAATAATTGTTACGCTAGATGCACCATATGCCATTGGAATGCCAGAGTTTTTAGCCATTAACGTATTTGTTCCAGACAGGTAATATCCATCTTTATCTTGCTCTCCATAAGCAGCAGCAAGTACGCCATAGTTGTATGGACTGCTAATCGGAATAGTTTCTGGTAGAAGTTCTGGGGACTGCCCTAAAGATGTTGCGTTAAACTCTTCAGATCTTTGTCCAAAGGTTATTCCGTTAACCATAAACTCATTTGCAGAGTCTCCTCCAGAATATGAAAACTCTAGCAAAAGATTAAAGTCTACATCTTCATCTGGTATTTTAAATGTTTCAGATAGCAAAGCCCATTTGTTTGCTTCTGGGATATCAAAAAATTCTTTTACTTCTATAACCTGATCAGACGTTGGGTCAACGTATGTGTATCCCAAATAAAAGCCCAGGGCATACTCTGTCTTTGATTGCACATATGAGCTGATAGAGAATGTGCCAATTTCTGAATTTAGCGATTGCTTTGATATAGCTGGTCCAACCATCTTGGTCAAGCCAGTTTGACCCTGTGGGATAACATCTGAGCTTACAAGATTTACTATTGATGGAAGTGGCTTCTTAGATGGGGTTACTTCAGTTGCTGTACCGTCAGTTATTTCCCAGATATTAGAGTCAGATAGGTCTCTGTCATTTTCTGATATTAGAGAAATGTAGTCTGCTGATTCATCGAGCGACCACATTGCGATGGGGTGCTCTGCAAATATTTTTTCTGCATAGAGGTTGGAAGGACTAGACATATTTCACCATGTATAGTTTACCATATATAGCTAAATTATTTAGTCAATGAGGAACCAGAATCCTGGGGACATATACTTTGTACCACTAATAATTTTAGTAGACTCGTGGACAAATGGCGGTACTGATGGAAATATGACTATGCTTCCTGCTTTTGGCTTAATCCTAATACCCTGGTTTGGAAAGTTAAGCTCTCCGCCCTCATAACTATCGTTTAAATATAGTACAGAAGATATGTGCTCTGTGGTTGGCTCTGGTGGAGAATCTGTATGCGGTCCCATAAAAGCATCTACAAAATACTTGCTAATGCTTATTGGTGCTTGCCTTCCCATCTCAATTCCCAGTTTTGCGCAGTAGTCTTTTGCCGTCAGGTCTAGTGCATCTTTTAAAAGATTGTATACGGTTCTAGTGATACTATCAGACTGGTCATAGCTTTCTTGGTTTGTCATTTTCCTTGCTCCAAACAGAAACTCAGAATTATCGCTTGCATACCATGGGTGCCAAGATGATATCAAAGAGCTACCTGAAAGCTTGTGATCCATTTCTTCTATAGCCTGTACGACACTCTCTGGGCTATATAAAATATTCTCATAGTAGAAGATTTTGTCTGCAAAAACTTTAGGCTCTAGCATCTGATTCTAGGTTCCACTGTTCTTTTTGAGCATCTTGCTTTGGCTGCTCTGCCATCTTAAGTCTTGCTAACTCTTCCAGGAAACCTTCTGGATACTCAATGTCAGCGTAGTCCCATGACAATAGCATTGTGTAACGCTCTCCAGATGTTACTTCTGTAACAGCATGAACGTTATCAATTCCAACGTCAAAAACAATAACGGTTCCAGCCTTTGGTGCAATAGAGATTCCGTGATCTCTAAAGGTTAGGTTTCCACCCTCATAATTATCATTTAAATAGATAATAGTGACTAGCTTGTTGTCCTGCCACGCATTTGGTGTTCCATCTAGCTCAGCATTGTCTGCGTGATCTCCTGCGTAAGCACCTGGAAGCCACTTGTGTGCACTAACTGTAAGATTACGAACAGGTCTTCCCATTACCTCAGATGCTAAATTGCCTAGTGATTCTCGAAGCTTGTGGAAAAAGTGTGGGTCAAATAGCTCTACATTTAGTTGGTTCTTTGGTCCGAATGGATCCATTACCCTGGCATTATAAAAACATGTTTGCTGCCACAGCGAGTCTCCAGCATCGTAATATGCTACTAGCTTCTGGCATTCTTCTTCAGAAAGATAGCCTGAAAACTCTACAATATCGTGTTTGTGAATAATCTTTTCCATAATAATCAGGCAAACTTGTTGCCCTTAGCCCACTCCTCTTTTTGTCTAGCTTGTTCTTCTCTAACCTTGCGAGTTTCCTCTTCCCACCAAGTCTTCTTTTCATCAGAGTATTCTGCATCAGCGAAGTCCCAGAATGATACCATGGTATATCTAGTTCCAGAAGTTATTTCTTTAACTCCATGAATATTCTCTACACCACCTGGGAAAACATAATAAGAATAAGCATTTGGCTTAAACTCAATGTCGTGATCTGGGAAGTATAGCTGACCACCATCATAGTCTTCGTTCAAGTATAAAATACCTACATACTTGTTAATTTCGAAGGCATTTGGCTCTCCATGGTTATCTGAATTATCTGAGTGCGGATTTGCAAAGCCACCTACATTCCACTTTTGAGCATGTGAAGTATTAGGCTTGACTGGTCTATCAAAAATTTCACCTACGTGTTCTTGAAAAGACTTCTTTAGTTCTTCAAAAAATAGACCTGGCAATCCGTAATCAGCTAGCAGCGGATCGTTTGGCAATAGTCCCATTCCTTCTGAGCCATAAAACGCAATGTCTCCCCAGTTAGCTGCCTTAGCCTCAAAGTAGTTGATCATGTTTTTGGCTGCTTCTGGATCAATGAAGTTTGGAACCTCTACAATACGATTGTCTTTAATTCCAAGAACACTATTTTCAATTGGAGTGTCTTTGTAGTAAATAAATGATGACTTGTCTACAGTCTTAGTAAACATGAGCTTAACCTACCTTATTGTGTTTAGTGATTGTCCAGAAGAATGGACAGGTGTATCTAATTCCAGAGTCTAGTACTGTTACACCATGAACGTAATTCATGTCCCCTGGAAAAAAGTACACAGCACCCTTCTTTGGCTTAAATTGTATTCCTTGATTTGGAAAGTATAGTTCGCCACCTTCGTAATCATCGTTCAAGTAAATAATTGTTGCTAGGTCGTACCACGGAAAACTATTTGGTTTTCCTGCATCGTCACCCAAGTGCAACTCTTTATCAGCATGTGGCATCTGCAATTGACCTGGAAGCCATCTTACAAGTGCTGGGGAGGTTGGGTCAGCCTCTACATTAAAGAATGTTTCAATTTCTGGCTTTAGTCGAATAACAATCTTTTGTATTAGCTCTACGATTGATGGATCGGCTTTTAGTAGTGTTGGCGTGGTAGCCACTCTGTCTTTCCAGTATGTTGACTCATAAATTATGGTACCTTCGTCATTATACTGGGTTTCAGTAAAGTCCCACTGATCATTACTTCTAATAAACTGGCTTAGAGTTTCTACCTCTTCATCAGTTAAAAAAGGCTCAATGCCACCTATCATCTCTGGTCCTTTACCAAAGAATCCTGATGGCGTAATTGAGACTGGGTGTCTGTGTTCTATCATGTATTAATTATACACTATTCATACTTGCGACGCTCCCACACGTCTTTCTGATATACCCCACCATTTGGTACACGGTATTTCTCAGAATTTTCCATATTCTTTTTACGAAGAGTTTCCTGATCTGTGACTAGCTCTACTTCTGAGGTCCAGCTCTCTCTTTTAAATGGGATTATTTGTGCATATGGAGTTCCTGCTGGAAGAATGCCAGTCCATCCTGATGCCACAAAGAATGGCATTGTTCCTGGCAAGTTTACCTTATCGTTATCAATAATTCCTGCTGTAGTTAAGAACGGAAGCTCAAACCTATTCAGTGGCTGAGTATAGATAGCACTGTACCCTTCTGGCAACTCTACTGCCCAATCTGACCACCAGGCAAAGTGTACTTCTTCATAGCCATGTGGAACTGGAAATTGTGGCATAGGGGATCTTGGCTGGACAAAATGAACATACTTAGGATCATCAACCTTTACCGAAAGAACACCAGAATCAGAGATGTAGAACTCAATATCGCATGGTGTCTTGTAGACATATCCGCTGCCCATAATATCATAGATTGCTGGGCAGGCTTTCCAAGTAGGAACTTTGCCACCATCTGGACCAATCCAATGTTCTCCGTCTGGTCTTTGTGCAAACCTGTCTGCATTTCTATACCAGTCTGGAATAGTCTTTAAAATTGGTGTTGGTCTGGATACGCTATCTTCTGTTAGCCAGGATCTGTTTGAAACAAACTTTATAGACTGCATTACTGCTCCTTAGTAGTTTTTAAAATAATTTTCTTTGCTTCGTGCTTACCAACAGTAGCACCAAGATGATCTTTTGCGTCTCTATAGAAGTGTGTCCACTCACCACGAGAATTCATTTCTTGTGCAGCATCTCCACGTGCAGACATATACCTGTTATAGCTTTCATTATAAATTTCTGATGATGGTCTGATTACCATCTCAAAAGACTGAATGTCGATTAGCGATATTGGTATAATTGCAGCAATTGGTGTTCCTGCAGGAATAACAATTTCTTCATTAGCCTTTGTTACCATCCATGCTACTGGAAGCTCTCCTGGCAAAACAGATGTGCTTGTTAGAGTTGTCATACACTGAGCACCGTCAATAAACTGATTTGGAACAGGCATTGTCAACAACGTTACGTTTTCATCTGACTTAAATGTTAGCCCAGTACTAAAGCTAACTGTTCTGTTACCACGATATGTATGCACATAACTGTTTCCAGAAAGTACCTTTATGTGGTCAGCAGTTGAATCATTAACGCCATCCCAAATAAATCTAATATCTTCATTAAATGAGATTCCCCAGCCAAGTCGATTTGCTAAAGAAATAGGAAAGCAATGATACGCATGTCTATCAAAGGTTATGTCCATCCAGTCACGCTTCATTCCAATTTGATCTAGAACTGCTGCGTTACCGTTGTTTTGGTATACGTTAATGATTGACATTAGTCACCAGTTTCTTGGTAGAAGCCTTCTCTGTGGTACTTTGCTGAGTAATCAAGCATAGTAACAATGGAGTATTTGGTTCCTGAGTGTACTGGCATTGCTCTGTGAGGATACATAAAGTTAGAAGGGAAAAGATACAGGTCTCCTGCCTTTGGCTTAATGTTTAGATTCTGCAATCTAAAGAAAAGCTCTCCACCCTCATAATCGTCGTTTGGATATGATACTGCTGATAGGATACAGTTGTATGAGTAGCCATTGTCGTGGTGCTCCTGGAAGTGCTGACCTGGACCGTACTTAATAAAGTTCATGGCTTCCCAATAACGAAGCTCTCCGATGTTGTATGTCTTGCAGTAGTGCCTAACAGCTTGAAGTTGTCTAAAGTATACCTCGTCCCAAAGTTTCTGCAACTTAAGTGATGCCTCTGACTGGTCTTCAGCAATATCTGTCTTTTTAAACTTAAAGTCTTGGCAGTCACGGTACTCTGGCATCCTCATGCCGTACCCTACCTTTGCTTCACTATAGGTATACCCATTAGTTGGATCGTTTAGAACACCCTCTAGTCTTGAGATAATCTCCATATTTTTTGGAAGAACGTCACGGTATACAAGAATACCGTTTCCAAAATCTTCTACAGAAGACCATGTTTGCTCTTCAATTTCGTAATACTTTTGAATTCGTTCGTGAATGTTTTCCATTGCTATTCCTTAATATGATAGTTCGTTGTCTGATTCTCGGTAATTGTAGTTTCTCAAGTTACCTCTTGAGTTATAGTCTGTCATTACTACAATGGCATACTTTGTGCCAGAGATCATGTCTTGTGATGCATGTTCGTACACGTATGTTGATGGGAACACGATAACGTCACCAGCCTGTGGCTTGATAGTTAGATCGAATCTTGGGAAATAGATTTCTCCACCCTCATAGTCATCATTAATATATGCTACTACAGATACCGTGGTAACATAAGCTGGACCATGGTCTGCATGAATCTTAAAGTGCGTTCCTGGTCCATCATACTTGACAAAGTTAAATGCCTCAAAGTACTGGATACCAACGCCCCAAGATGTTGAGTAATGGTTTGTACAGTTTTTAATCTTCTGAAAAGCGTTTTCATGCATTTCATACAGTGCAGAATTCTGCTCATTAACTGGTCCCAGAGATCCTCTACGAATCTTAAAGTCTAGACAGTTTCTAGCCGAAGATACGACTTCGTCAGATTCTGTAACCATAGCACCAGCCCAGCTATACTGAGTTTGACCATTTAGGGTATTCTCTAGAACAGAAATATAGTTTTCGCCATCGCTCTTTGGTATAGCGTTGCGGTAGATATTGATACCAAGTGCAGGATTGATAACAGTAATACCGTTGCCAATCTCTTGATCTGGCTTCCTATTCTTGTCTGTTTCGCTTCTATCTAATTCAAACCAATTTGTCATGCATCAATTATAACATAACCAATTAGCATGGGCAACCCTTGGTGCATTCTGGGCAGAATGATGGACCAAAGCTTGGGAAGAATGGTGGGAAGTAAGGTGGGAAGTATGGGAAAAACGGTGGGAAGTATGGAAAAAACGGTGGGAAGTAAGGTCCAAAGCTTGGGAAGAATGGGAAGAACGGTGGGAAAAATGGAGCCTGTGTTGTAACGCTATTGGAATTTGCAGAATAGACACCATTACCGTTAGCATTTTCAGCACGGACCTGATATGTTTGAGCAGTATTAGCCTCTTGAGTAACAACAACTGAAGTGGATGTTGTTGTTCCAGTCTTACCGTCAGAGGATGTCCATCGGTACTGGCTAATAGCCTTTCCACCATTGCTAGGAATGTTCCACGATACAGTATCCTGGTTTACTCCTGCTGTAGCGGTTGGGGCAGAAATGGTTGCTGGTACTGTTGTGGCAGTTACAGACGCTGAAGCTGTTGAAGCTGCTGAGGTACCAAATGCGTTTGTAGCAGTAACAGTAAAAGTATAAGAGGTGTTGCTAGACAATCCACCTACAACAATTGGAGATGATGATCCAGTTGCTGTGTGGTTTCCAGAAGATGTTACAGTAAAGGATGTTGCAGCACCAGAGCCTGCTGGCAGAGAAAATGCTACAGAAACAGCACCATCATTAAAGGCACGGTTAGTTCCAACATCAGTTCCAACAACGTTAATTGGTGCTAGTGGTGGAATAAAGTCATTCTGTGCTAGTGACTTTCTACCTGCTCTTTTATTCTGTGCCATTTTTCATACCTTCCTATGCGGTCAAGTCTCCGTAAACAACCCAAGTGTTTGCAGCCCTCTTAAATAGGGTAGCTGAAGACCACTGAGTACGCAGCTTAAGACCTGGAGTAGCGTTTACCGTAACTCCACCTGCTCCTGCAATTGTAACTTGACCAGATCCTGTCTGTAGGATATCTAGAGATGTTCCAACTGGGAAATTAAGTGTTCCATCAGCTGGGATTGTTACTGTTGTTGCAGAGCTAGAGCTAACTTCAATTAGAGAGTCTCTCTCAGTCAATGCACCAAGAGTATAAGATGCTGTCTTTGCAATAATTGGTGTTAGAGATGGTACACCCTGCTTAGTTTGAGATCCATCAGAGAACACAACACCAGAAACCTCAACATTGTTAACTGCGATATCGTCAAGTGATCCTTGACCAAAGTTAACCGTAGTAGTTGGCTCGTCTGTCACACCCTTGAAAAGCTTCCACTTTCCAGCAGAAGCATCACGGACGATGCCTGAGTGTTGATATGTACCGTCATTAAAGTTTCCAACAATACCGATGTCAACTAGGTTTCCAGTGTTTCCCTCACCAATATAAATTAGAGGGTCTGAAACTACCAGATCCTGTGCAGATACTGTGGTAGTTGTTCCTGTTACAGTTAGGTTACCATCTACAATTAGGTCTGTTTCTACAGTTACATCTCCAGTAAAGGTTGCACCAGAAAGGCTTGCTTTTGCATCTAGTGCAGTTTGCGTAGCTGAAGAGATTGGCTTATCAGCGTCAGATGTATTATCTACGTTGCCAAGACCTACGTGTGTCTTAGTTACACCAGACACAGTTCCTGTAAATGTTGGATTAGCTATTGGTGCCTTAGCATCTAGCTGGGTCTGAACAGCTGATGTAACCCCATCGAGGTAGGCTATCTCAGTTGCAGACACATTGCCGATGGTTGTTGTAGATGGCAAAGACACGTTTCCAGTAAGGCTTGCGTTATTAATAGGGGCATATGTTGTTGCTGCTGTTGCGGATGCAAGCTTTGCGTCTAGCTGAGTCTGGATGCTTCCAGTAACACCATTTAGGGCTAGAATTTCAGCAGCTGAGACATCTCCAATATTTGTAGTTGTTGGTAGAACTACGTTACCAGAGAATGTTGGGCTAGCCACATCTGCCTTAGATGTTTCGTGGGTAGTTACTGTGTTGTATGCATATGTAGCGTCTGACTCAATGTCATTAAGCTGAGTTTGGATTGCTGAAGTTACGCCATCCAGGTATGAAATCTCAGTTCCAGTTACGCTTCCGATACTAGTTGTTGATGGCAAAACGATATTACCAGTAAATTCACTATCTGCCAAGATACCTGTAGATACATCAGATATAGCAATTGACAATGCTTCTGATGTAATCAGGTGTGACAACTCTGACCAGTTCTTGTCACCCATACCGATCTTTATCTGATCGTTGGTTGAGTTATATGCAACAGTTCCCACTGGAATGTCTGTAGTATATGCAGTCCACTCTGAATCTGTCTTTGACAGCAAACCAGCTTTTGCAGCTAGAGAGTTTGTTACAGTTGTTGCAAAGTTTTCGTTGTCCCCCAGAGCAGCAGCAAGTTCATTTAGGGTATCTAGTGCTCCTGGAGCACCTGCGACAATGGCATCTAGGTTGGTGAAGTATGGCAAAGCAGTCCAAGCACTTGAGCCATCACCAATCTTAAACTTGCTGGTGTCTGTCTCAAATCCAATTTCTCCAGCTGCAAGCACTGGGTTAGCAGTAGTCCACTGGGAGGCTGTTCCTCTTCGTTGCTGCATTCTTGTTGCCATAGTTAAATTCTCCTAATGGGGTTTACCCACACTTCTATACTAATTATAACATAATTATTAAACTGAGCCTGCATCAAGCGAGTACTCAAACTCTTCGTTATATGGTCCTCCACCGTCAACAGTGCTTTCAAATACAGACTGTGCTGGAATGCCTCCGTCTGGATATGAGGTTATTTGTCCAACAACAAACCAGACACCACCATAATAAATTTTTAGCTGTTCGCTATCCATGTCAAGCCATACCGCTCCTTGGGGTGGAGAGCTTGGCGGTATGTAATCTGCAAAGGTTTCTCTACCTGCTAGAGCATCGACATAGCCTTTAGTTGTTGCATGTTCTGAAGAGGTAGGAGTGCCAACAACGACTGGTCCACCAAATGAACCACCATCTGCGACCTGGATTCCATTTTTTACTTTGAAATCTTTGCTTGCTGTTGACACTTCCTACCTTCTTACTTTATCTACTATACCAGAAGTGTTCCCACTACAGATACGTTAGTTGATGGAAACAGTGTTGTGACTCTAACACGAACATCTGATCCAGATACATCAGCAGATACGACTGCCAGCTCACTATCTGTGTAGACAATTCCGAACTCAGTAATTGCTACATTGTCTGCTGAGTCTAGGCTTATCAAAACTTCAGACACCTGAGAGTGTGAAGCGGTGTTTGCCTTTACCAGTAGCTTTGCTGACTTGTATTCCGACTTTAGCCAAGTAATTGCATTTACAGTAGATATCATTGATACAGATGATGTTGCCACTACCTGCTTGGCAATTGAATTAAGGTCGACTGTTGTAAAGGTTGGTGCTGTGTTCTGAAGTGCGTCGATCGCTCTCTGCTCTGTAAAATACAGGTTGCTACCTTCTGTAATGTCATCTGTGTCTAGAGCAGCAATTGCACTTGCAGTAGTTCCTGCTGGCTCGTAGTTAGATGCAAGACCATCTGCATAGTCTTCTGCTGCAGCTTGTGCTGATGCTGCTGCACCTGCTACATCGTATGCAGAAGCGGTAGCCGATAGTGCTGCTGTACTAAAGTCAGAAATGTCTGTTGACGCTAGACCAGTAACAGAAATTGTGTCGCTAACAATGCTGATGTTTGCTCCAGCAGTAAGCTCATTCTGCTTACCTGCAAGAGCAGTAGTCATTGTAGTTGCATAGTTTGCGTCATCGTTAATTGCTGCTGCAATCTCGTTAAGGGTATCTAGAAGACCTGGAGCACCGTCAACGAGGTTGTCAACTGCAGTGTTTACATAGGACTCCGTTGCATATCCAGAAAGGTCTGCTGACTTCAAATAGCCATAGCCATCAATTGTTTCATCGAGGTCTATTGTCTTTGTGTAGTCGCCAAGCTTTGTATCTGTGTAAGCATTTGCATCGCTTTCTGCCAAACCAATCTCAGTGCTTGTCTTGTATGCTGACCAAACCTCTGTAGAAGAGTTTGAGGCATCGTTGATAAGTCCATCTGCATAGTCTTCTGCTGCTGCTTGAGCTGCTGCTGCGGATCCTGCTGGGTCATAATTTACAGCAAGACCATCTGCATAATCTTCTGCTGCTGCTTGCGCTGTTGCAGCAGATCCTGCTGGGTCATATGCTGAAGCGGTAGCGTCAAGTGCTCTCTGGTTTGTAAAGTACTTATTAGTAGCACCTTCTTCGATGTCGTCTGTATCTAGCGCATCGATTGCTGTCGAAACTGCAGTGTTAATGTCTCCACCAACTGCGTCGATTGCTCTTTGGTTGGTAAAGTACAGATTTGTACTACCTTCTTGTAGGTCGTCTGTGCTACTACCAGTTGTGATGATGTCTTCACCATTAACAGTAGCGTTAGCACCTTCAACTACAAGACCTGCTTTAATTCTAAAGTCTTTGTTTACTGTTGCCATTTTATTCTCCTTAGTTATGCCTTAAGTCCCATACGAGCAAATCGTACGGTGACTGGCTTAATTTGACCAGGTGTTACAATTAGTGAAACTGTATTTCCTGATCGAGAGACGCTAATGGTGCCCATATTCCCATCGTTGTCCATTGTGCCATACTCTGTAACGTTTATGTCTGTTCCGTCAAAAAGTATGGAAATCTCTGTGGCGTAGAACTGATTTGTTGATGTTTTGGAAATTGTAACCATATACTTTACAAATCTCCAAACTGTGCAGTCATAAGAATCTACAGTTGTTTGATTCTCAATACCGCTTACCGAACTCTCGTTATTTCCAGAAGTACCAAGATCTGTTGCTTGCTGAACAAGTGTGTCAATTAGGTCAATATAGTCTGCCTGAGATGGTCTATCTCCAGATTCAAACTTAGATTTTACTTGAGCAAGGGTTGTTCGTGCCATAATAACTATTATATCAGTTATCTTAAAGAATATAGTTATTAATACCAATGACAGCTATGCCGATTGGTGCTGGATTGTTTTCGCTAAACGAAGAAAATCTTCCTTGAAAAAACTTTACCCTAAATGGCAGGTTTTCTTCAATCTTTGCTTTTGGTAGCTGTTGGGAAATCTTTACAGTTTTTGGATATGCTACCTGAGACACCCTTTTTGTTATTGGGTAGTTGACTGCTTTCATAGTAGCCTTTGCCACTAGTCAGTCACGTCCTCTATGATAGTCATCTTGCCTTGAGCAACTGTCCACACATAGTCTGGATTAGATAGCTGAATATCAAAAAGATCATCTGTTTCTAGTTGCTCCGACTCTTCTGCCGTTAGAGATACTGTGAACTCTCCGTTTCCATCTGATCCCAACTGCTCTGGGGAAAGGGATACGATAAGTGTGTTGTTGCGCTTGATGTCTGCCTTGATGGTCCAGTCTCCAACTATAATTGGCTGCTTGTTGTCATCTGTGACAAGTACTCTAAAAGATGCTGTGTCTCCACGAACAACGGTCCATACTAGCTGTGGTGGAATACTTCCAATTGATTGAGGTTTAAGTCTTGCCATAAGTATATTATATCACTATTAAGCTAATCCAGCTTTTAGTGCCCCCCACGTTCCATTACCCTTGGCATCAATGATTATTGATCCATGCTCGGCTGCGTGAGCTACAACCCCAACTGCAGCTCCTGACGCTGGCTGGGTAGTTGTAAGACCTCCAGAGGAGCCAACAAAAAGAATATCTCCAGCGGTAAAACTAGACGTATTAATATCTTCGACTACACCAGAAACGACTACAACCCCAGTAGCATTGTTGGCAATTTCCTGCTTGGCTAGACCAAGAATTGGATTGGTTGTAGAAGATGTAGCCTTGGCAACTGTTGTATTATTTGACTGATATCCAGTTATGTAAACTGGGTCACCTGCTGATATTGCAGTTCCACTAACGTTTCTAGCCACAATTTGTGAATAAGATGCAGCTGGCAAAACTGCCTCTAGCCTGTCAACCAGCTGCTTGATGTCTGTATGTACTCTTACCTGGTCACTTGCTAGTGGGAAGGGTAGGTCATATGATGTGGATTCTCCTGTTGCCATACCTAAAATTATACCATGACAATTAGGTCAAACGATGCTATAATTGATAGAACACTCTCTCAAGGAGTGTTTTTCCGTTAAGGAGGAATATGATGAAACAGAGTAACAACAAAGTGACAATCGTGACAATCCAAGACAGTTTATTTTTGCTATCGCTGTAAAAATAATGTCGCCAGAAGCCTGTGACAGAGGCTAGTAACTACATGAAAAATAAGGAGGTAGCATGTTTAAAAAATTTGCTGCAATCGGTCTTTCGACCATTTTTATTACTGGCTGTGTTTCGCCAGCTGAGTCTGAGACTCTGAAAGTAAGCACTGCAAGTGTCCTAAAGTCTGAAAAGGCTACCCCACTGCTAGTTCACATTGCTCAAACTCAAGAAATATCAATGCACAGCATTAAGATTAATGCAAACAAAGACAGGGTAAGTTCTGCAATTGATTCCCTTGAGAAACACGTTGGTAGGACGTGGTATGTATTTTCTGGATCTACCCCATCTGGATGGGACTGCTCTGGTTTAACTATGTGGTTCTATGCTCAACTTGGTTTTAATTTGGAGCATAGGGCATCCAAGCAAGAAAGTGCTGGAACACGTGTACTAGATGCAATGCCTGGTGACTTGGTAGTCTTTAAGTATAAAGGATACAAGTCTGCATACCATGTTGGAATTTACATTGGAAATGGAAAAATGATTCATGCTCCAAGAAGTGGTGAAGTAACCAGGGTAGAAAGCGTAAAGCAATTTGCTGGAGACTATTCAAACATTTTTTACTTTAGAATGCTTGAGCTGTCTTAATTACTTTATCCATCCAACTATTGCATATCTAGTACCAGACCTAACTGGTATAACTGAGTGATTATACGTATAGGCTGAAGGAAACACCAAAAGGTCGTTAGCCTTTGGCTTATACGTTATATCAAATCTAGAAAAGTTAATTTCCCCACCATGATAATCATCATTCATGTAATACACAAAAGAAATTCTTCTAGGATAGTTTGGATGATCGTCTATATGGTTAATAAACTTTTGACCTTCCCCATACTTCAAAATATTAAATGGCTCGAAGTCTGAATAGAATATGCTGTAATTAGCCATGTAATCCTCTATGGAGGGTTTTACGATGGTGTTGATGATATTTATCATGTTTTGATAGAAAACGTCTCTAGGGGTCTCTGAGAGCACGTCTGGGAGCTTTGATGGTATCACTATCGTGTCAGTATCTCTGGCTGACTTATTTGTACCGCCAGACACTGATGCCTCAGACCAGGAAATTGCTTCGTATTCAACTGCCTCTTCGATCATTGATGGAAGATTCTTGTAATCGCCATAAACTTGAGAATAGACTACAATGCCTGGCGCAATCTCGTTACCTATCACGCTACCACTTTCCGAGTGGGCATTCTGCCTTTTCAAGTTGTGTCTTTAAAGCCATAAAGCATCCACACTTTTTACACTGATGCGTAAGCTTTACTAGCTCTGGGCACGACTTGCAAATATCCATTCGTTTTGTGGATATTTCTAATGACACTTTCTTTTCTGCTGGGTTGATCATATCCCATGGTCTAGTGTCGCCAAGGTTTTTTTTCCACTCTTGCCAAGGGTTGAGCTTTTCTTCAGACATCCATTACTCCGATGGTGCTATAAACTCAGTGCCATCAAAAGTCCATCCGAACTTGACACCATCAGTATCGCTTGCATCGACAACTGTTGCACCTGACGAAAATCCTGCAACTAGTCTTTCATAGTTTGGCGCACTGCTTGGAATATAGAGTGTCCCAAAAACATCTCCGTCTACAACGAATGCATAAGTTTTATCTAAATTTTCTGACATGAGTTAATTATACCACATGACTAACATACCCAACCAGATCCAGTACAGAAGCACTCTCCTGGATATGGCTCAGGCTGACCCAAGCAAGTATTTACTGGAGTAAACGTAGGTGGAGTAAATGTAGGTGGAGTAAATGTAGGTGGCACAGGCGTGAATGACGGTGGTGCTGGAGGACATGTGTAAATTCCACTTGATGGTGCTGGGTATCCAGTTGTAGAACACGCAACACCAGCAATGCCATTAGTGCAATACGACTCATTAGATGTTGCTGGGTAGATAAAGGTGTCTCCAGTATTTTCTAGGTACCTGCAGTACCAGGTTGTTGCACATGCTGGTGGAATAGATGGATTTGGAACCCCAGGAGTGGTTTGACAAACAGTTCTATAGTCGTCACAAACTACTCCACTAACATCTGTTGAGCTAGTAAATTCTGATGAAACAACGCCATTTTCATCGGTTGTCTTACAGTAGTAAGTCGTTGGGAAATTAGGTGGAAAGTTTGGCGGTGTTGGAACCCAGTAATATACAGTAATATCTACTGTTGTACCTGGATCAACTACGGTACCTGCTGCAATGCTTTGTGTTGCAACAGTGTTATTGTTTTCAACAGTTGCTCCAGAAGTTGTTGTGTTTACAGACCCTACCGTGAGTCCTGCTGCTGTAATTGCTGATTGTGCCTGTGAGCTGCCAAGACCAGTAAGCAGTGGAACTACTGCACTACCCCTTGTCGCTGCGTAAAACCCAAGTACACCCAGCATCGCTTATGCCTTTAGGTCACCTATGAGAAGCCACTCGTTGTTTGCAATCTTTGTCAGCATAACACCGCTGTAAGTTGCTCCAATTTTAAGCTGATTGTTTTTTGAACGAATTGTGACGTTTGTTCCTGCAACAAAAGTGACATCACCAGTGTTTGCTCTCACAATTTCAATTCTGGCTCCGATTGGAAGCTCGTTAGCATCATTTGAGTCTTGAACAACCGTAATAGAAATATTTGATACAGTGTTCACCACTACAAGCTTATCAATGTCAGCCTTTGAGAGTGTAAAGCTTGATGTTGATGCCGAAATTGTTGGGGTGTTGATACTCTTCCATCCACCAGCAACATATGCCTGAAGCTGGTTTAGTGGTTCGTTAAGAGATGTTTGTCTAACAAAGCAAACAGTTCCCTCAGCTGGTGATGGGATTGCTGCGTCTCTGTCTGTAGTAGTCTGAAAATTGTTAAATCCATCTTGAAAGACTACAGTGTTTTCAAATGTTGCTGCTGTTACAAACTTTGTGCCAGCTGTTCCACGGAACTCGTGATCTCCAGTCCAGTTGTAATCTGCATCTGTACTTGCAATACCAGCAATTGGGTGCCAGGTACCGCCATTGTAAATATAGCCAACCTTGCTTGTATTAGAAATTGTTGCCATTATGCGCCAATCTCCTTCCAGGTAGAAGATGTTCCATCATATACGTACATCTTTAGCGGAGAAGAATCTTTGTCTACCCACAAAAGTCCGTTAACCAAACCAGTTGTTGGTGCAGAGTTTTGATATGCTGCTACTGTACCAGTAATTGGAGCTAGTGTTGCATTTTCGTCAACCCAGATAAGACCATTTACTGGATTTTGCGGTTCTGTATCATCGAAAACTGATCCGATTCCTGCTGCCTCAACGGCATCAATTCTTACATCTAGTGCCTTAATGTGACCTGCAACAGAGTTTGCAAGAATTTTCCCACCGCTAGTACCAATTTCATCTACTGTTGGTACAGTTGTGCTTCCATAGTGATATAGCTTTAGGGCAGCCTGAATGTCAGCTGCTTCCGTATAATCAGGAATCTGAGTTGAGTAGATGTTTCCAATAGAACTAGACAATTAATATCACCAATGAAATTATACCACAGTAATAGAAAGATGACAGATAGTTTCTCCAGTCATTGAAGACCAGGTAGATCCTGACAAAGATGATGCATAAATTGTTAGCGGTAGGGAGAGAACGTTATTTGATTTTGAAACAGTTCCTATTGACACAGAGGCAGCTACAGGCTTTCCAACATTTACAAGCTCGATCTGAATATTAAAGTCTGCCGAAGTTGGTGTGGTTGGAAGTCCTGGCAAATATACGCTTGCATCTGCAACTGAAATTGTTGTAGTTGCTACCCCATTAGTAAAAGTAATCGCTTTGTTTTGAGCAAACATATTTGGGATTAGCTTTAGGATTGGCTCCCAAGTATTTGATGTTGGTCCTGCAACAAACTGATACATGTAAAGATATTCTGAGTCTGATGCGTTGGCGTTGATAAACATGTCACCAATTAATGGCTCTGTCAAAAATTCGTAGTCATTTGGATTTTGATCTCCCACTACAAATGTACTACCCCTATTGCCTTGAGGACCAAAGTCAACAGCCAAATCAATTTTTGCTGGACCACCAATAACTGTTAGGTCATCATTGGATAGGATAACTTCTGTCATTATACCGCTCCGACAACGTCTGCAGTTACTTCAATGTTTCCAGTAAGCAAAGTATAAACTGTGCCATCGCTAGCTCTTGTTACCTGAACGTCATAGACGTAGGTTGTGCCTGCTGATAGCTGTCTACCCACAGCAGCAGGGATTTTGCAAAGAACTGCACCGTTTGAAATAGAAGCAGTGCACTCATATTGTGTGGCACCAGAACCTCTGGCGGTAGCAATCTTAAAAGCTACAGCAAATCCTGTTAGGGAAAAGGCAGAGCCGTCTGAATTTTTAGGGTAGATATTAAACTCATAGGTATCACCCTCGTAGTAGCTGATATTGTAAGTTGCTGGAAATGCCATAAGATTATTATACACTAATAAACTAAGATATATTTGCTTTATTCAGCGGTAATGTACGTACCATTGATGTAAATCTTGCTATCAGTTGTTAGCGTTGCTGGAGTGCCCTGCTTAAACATTGCTTCCATGAGTGCAGAGTTTGCACCACCAGCTTGCTTCAAATAATGCAAGTCAAGTGCTGTGGTGTTGGCTAGATGATCTGCCTGCAATACAACATGCCCACCAAGATCTGGGTTTACTGCTGGGTCTACGTTTACCCATGCCTGGAAGTGATTCATTGCTCCAGGAAGTGGTTCAAAAGGTAGTGCCGTAATGTACTGACCAGTACCGAAGTTTGTCACGGTTGACAAGTCAATCTCAATCCAGAAACTTGCCATACGACCATTCTTAACATAGTAAGAGTTAAATGTAGGGTATGTGGCACCTGATCCAGTAAACACTAGTCCAGTTGCTTGAAAGTTTGGAGAGAATCTTACTGCCTGTCCGTTAGCACCTGCACCAAGATCTCCAATAGTAGCAATCTGGTTGTTTGGGTCGTTTGGACTGTTTAGGTATTCGCCAGAAGTGCCATCAAGAACAATTCTTCCGCCTTCTGAAGCGGTAACAAAAAGGTCTCCACCATCGTTTCTTTCGATGTCGTATACAAGTATTCCACCTTCATTTGGTCCACTTATATATCCGCCTTCATCAAATCTCCAAGACCACTCTCCCATGTCTCTCTTAAATGTGTAGTATTCATTGTAATTAAACGTAAAGCTTGGAGTGGTTTCGTAGGAGGTAAGCCCGAACTCTTCATTTCTGACTACGCTGCTAATAACATATTTAGCACCGTCAACAACCATGAAATCGCCAAGGTCTGGTTCAGCCAACTCGGTGTCTACTACAAAGACAACTCCGCCAGCAGGGTCAATGTTTTGATATGTCCAGCTGAGGTCTTCTTTCTTTGCTTGAATTTCTACGTTACCGCTTGAATCAGCAACCTTTACATGTACCCTTTCACCACCAAGAATAAGTTCTGCATTAGAGTAATCCTGAGCACCACCAGCACGAATATGAATGTGGTTTGGCTGAGTAGGATCTACAATTATGTATTGGTCTTGATCATAGCGACCAAAGTCTGGAATGATGTGGAAGGTATCGTATCCGTTACCATCTCCAGAAGAGTTAGCAGGATTTCTGAGTCTTCCACGAGCAGGGAACTCAAGTGTACCGTTTGACTCCATTCTCCACTCATAGTCATTGCTGTTTGCTGACGCTACAAAGTTAATGTATCCTGCTGATCGGATAGAGGTATCGTCTCCAGACTCAAGAGTAAGGTCGTCACTAGAAGAAATCCTAATATCCCTATTTCCAGTTGTGCTTATGTTTATGTCTAGACCTCTACCGACAATATTTATCTCATTTTCATCATTGTCGATTTCAATCTTAGATTCAAAGGCATAGTTAAAGCCAAACTCGGTAACATTAGCATTTTCAATATTTTCTGCATTTGGTCCACCAACGTAGATTGTAATGTTGTTACCGTTAGTAGAGGCACCGTTCCATGCTCCAATAGTTGCACCATTAACAAAGATACCGACATTTGATGCGTTGGTGAGGGTATTGTTAACAAGATCTACAATGTTTGGAGCATTTGTAAATGAAACTTCGGCATAGCCTTCTCCAAGTGTTGTCCAGGTAGCTGAATCCCACTCACCTTCAGCATAGTACCTTGGTGTTGACTGACCCCCAGTTGCTGATAGCTTTGCAATACCGTCGTATGGGTTCATAATAAGCTGAACGGAGTCGTCTCCAGCATCAGTAGCTTTAAAATATACTGTTTCGTTATCAACGCTCAGGGTATTGTTATCAAACACAAAGTTGCCGTGTGCGTCTGCCCCTCCTGTATACGCAGTTGTCTGAGTTGTTCCATCTGGAAATGTAAGACCACCGTCTTCCTGGAACTCCCAAGTCTCACCAGCTTCCCCCCTATAGCCACCTGCAGTGATGTAAACAGAAGCATCTAAAGCAGTTATGTCAATGTTGTCATTTTCTGCTGTTAGCTCAATCTGGTCATATGCGTTAATCCAAATATCGTCTGCTGAGTTAAGCTCAATGTCTGCATCCTGACCATCATCACGAGTAGTGCGAATAAGCATGTCGTGGTTAGATACTGTCATTCGACTTTCAGTGTTGTCGTCACTTACAGTGTCAAACACAAAGTCGGCAATATCAGCATTACTTCCGAGTGAGTCTAGCCACTCTTGTTCGGTACCCTCAAATCCATTTTCTACTGCAATATCGTAGGCAGATGCGCCTTGAGCACCATTTGGTCCTGGTACACCTGGAAACGGTACAATCTTAATAACTGACATTTATAAACTTCCTCCTGTGACATCTCCAAGTACAGAAATAGTTCCTAGGAGGGGTGTCCAGACTTTTTCACCATTAATAGTTACTTCAAGATCAAAGACTAGCTCTGCTACGATAGAAGAACTTCCTTCTCCCCAATTTCTTGTTACATCAGATGATGCAATAATATCTACATACCCATCAGAAACAACTACCTCTAAGTCATCTAGAATCTCTCCTCTAGAATCATAGGCAGACGAAGAAAACTCCCAATCAGAGATATCTATAAAGGTTACTTCATCGTTTTCTAAAAATTCAACACGAAGCTCAGCAGTATCTCCTCTAACAACATTCCATTTGATTGTTGCAGGTTTACTACCTAGTTCTTGTATAGAATTGCATTGAGTCATAGTACTTAAATTATATCATCAAAAATAAAAAACTAGTGCTCAGGGCGGTGGGTATGAGAGACAACCCTGAACACTAGTAACATAAGTATATCATAAATAACAAAACGATAACTTCGTTGATTTTAAAGGGGTTGCTAAATTGTTATAAAAATCGTTATAAAACTTTTATCAAAAAATGACTTGACAAGAACGATTTGTGTGTTAGCATAATATATATTAATT